ATTTCTTTTTACCTATTTCTCTTTTAGTATCAGGCAAATCTTCTTCTTCTAATTTTTCATTTAAATGCCATGGGCCATAGTGTTTAGTTTTTACAAATTGTTCTGATGCCTGATATCTGGTATATCTTTTAAAAGCACCTCTTTCTTTTTCGTTAATTTTACCCAGAGCATAATATTTTTCTTTTGGAACTATTCTTTTTTTACCATTACTGTTATCTAAAACAATATTGGCAATCTCACACCACGCATGAGCAAATCTTCTGCCCTCTAACGGCCCTTGTCCATACACCAAACCATGTACAAGAACTAAATTCTTTTCAGCAAATTTATGAAACTGTGGTTGTAATTCTTGTTCTGGACTAATCATCATAATTCCAGCAGATTCGAAACAGTCACCCATTCCCTCTGTTAAATAATTCATAAAAGTTTTCATTATTTTTTGTACATTAAATCTACTAGTCGTAGAAATTGTGATTTGTTTCCTTTATTAATAACAAATGAAAGTTTTTTCATTGTTTCGGGTTTTATTTTACCACCCAATATACTTCTGACTAATCCACTTGCTGTTGTTAAATCTATTTTCATAGTACCATCTTTAAATTTTAATGGCATTGCTTGTTTTCTTTTAACAATATTTTTAAGTGTTGCTACATTATCTTCTTTTAATTGTTCTGTCTTAGATGCCCTTACTTTATCTGCAAGGTCTTTATCTGCCTTACCCCATGTGCCTGATGATTTAGTTACAAAGGAATTTACTCTTGCGTGTCCCCATTGTTCTGGAGTTGTGCCTGGTCTATGTCCAGTTCTCCATGCAGCGACACCACGATTATAAACTTTCTTTAAAATAGAAAATGACATACCAGATGCTTCTGCTTTCTTTTTCAATGATTTATCAGCAGCACCTTCATCCATTTTTTTATCTTTATAAAAATTTGTAAAACTCATTTTTCTTTCTTCATTTATCTTTGAGGTATCAGTTGCCATAAAAGGCCCTCTTCTAATAGTTTTAAATGGAAGTTTAATTTCATTACCAAAGATTTCTTTTGGATGAATAATATTAAATGTAACCATTTGAGATACATTATCAATACCTTTTAGTTCCATATCTATTTCTTTATAGGTTTTACCTTTATATTTTAGACCAAATCCAGTAACAAGTTTCTGAACTTTACCACCAGCAACTGCTTGTTTTGTTCTTTCACCAAACATCTTTTTATATTTCAATGTGTGTTTTGATGGTTTTGTTTTTGCTGACTTATCGCCTGGTGCTGGTTTATATGCTGATGGGTCGTCATCATCTTTCTTTGTACCCTTTTCGAAATGTCTTGCTCTTGCCTGTTTGGTAGATTTAGCCATATCATCGCCTTCAGCATCTTTACCATAATATTTCGCAGGTTGACTACCTTTTCGGTCTTTAATCTCTTTATCTTGTTTAGTTGTTGTTTTATCAGTCTTCATGTTCTTGTATCTCTATAACCAACTTATCTTGTCCTTTATGAATTCTATGATAAGTCATTTTCTCTATATTTATCGTATCTCCGACTTTCATAACAAAAGGTAATTCATTATCTCTTTGAAATTTCCAATCAACACCCGATAAAACTTCTACAGTTCTAGTGTTTTTATCTCTGTGCCAAATTAGTTCAGCATCATCAACGTCATAACTAAAAGTTCTGATGTTATCATTATCTGAATATGGTTTTATATCGTCTAACTTTTGCATGTTCATTACCAGAAAAAATTACCACCACCACTTAATCCTAAACTTTTTGCATATCTTGGTAAATTGCAAGACCAGTATCCAGCTTTTGTTTTATCTTTTTGTTGGTCGCATTTATGTCTAGCAACAAATGATTTTCTTGCTGCTGGGTCGTTAAGTTTAACTTTAAGTCCAGTTGTATCTCCAAAGGTTACTTTTTTAACATTGCCTGTCTTAGGGTTGTTTACATAAACATAAAACTTTTTCGGCCCACCTCTTTTAGGTTTATTAAGTTCTACATCTTCTTCCTCTTGTAAAGGGCAATCCAAAGGTACTTTTTTACCATTATAAAAACCAAACTCACCAATATCGGTTTCTAATAAATCTTTATCCCAATCATCTAATTCAAGCAATACACCCTTATCGTATAATTCTCTTGCTTCTCTAAACAACTTATAAAATTCTTCACTATGAAGTCTATAAATGTTTTCAGCAAATGGTATATCATGTTCTACATGATAGTGTACCGATTTCGAAATCTTATTTTTATAATCAGCAAATCTTAACATTATACTAACCCTCTACCAATTAATACTTCTCTGTTCTTGATATGTTGTTCAGCAATATCATCCTTAGATTGTCCATGATATTTAACTGCCATGTTCTCATCAATTAAAACATCAGATAGTCTCGATGATGGTGGAAGATTAGTAGAAACAGATTTCGTAAATACAAAATCTCCTAAAATTCTTCCAAACTTTCCTTTCTTATCTTCTCCGTTTCTATCACTCTCGGTTTTAAGTATCTGAGTGCTACCAACTGGAAGCAATTGCTTTACTCTGTTCTTTGATATTAATCCAAATTTTTTTTCTTCTTTATCTCTTGTTCTACTTTCTGGTGTATCTATACCATTTACTCTTACTCGTTCTTTTTTTAACCAAACACCAAATCCTAAATCTATATCTACATCAACAGTATCACCATCAATAACTTTTACAATTTTACAATAATATTCGTACATTTATCTATCTCCGTTTCGCAATCGCAAGTTTGTTCATTAACTTTTTATGTTTCGCAACATATCTTCCTTTTGTTTGATACAATCTTGATGTACCCAATGGTGGTTTTGCTGAATTTTGTTCTCCACCAATTTTTATATGTCTATGTGCTCCCGGCGCACTACTTACATCATCTGGTTTAGGTGGAATATATTTTTTAATTTGTTGTTTTTCCATTTCACCACTAATCCATGCTCTACCTACTTCGTTTTGAACTTTTCTTGAGAGGAACATTTTTATATGTTGACCAAGTTTTTTAAAAACATTCTCTCCAGCATTATCATTTTGAACTTCTATATAATTTTGACTTCCTACAAAACGCTTTAATAACATTTTATTGTTCTGAACATTTTGCCACTCTTTTTTTACTATTCTATCTGGAAGTTGTCTATCTTTACCACCACGAGCTCTTTCTTTGTTTCTTTCTAATGAAACTTCTAAAGTTGTATCAACAAAAATAAGATAACAATCATAACCTAATTTCTGCAGACTTTTAATTTGTTGATTAACTTTCTCTATCTTAGCACCAGTACTATCAATAATCATACCTAACCTACCTAATTCAAGAGCACGTTGTCTTTTTTCAGTTCTTGGTTTTGCAACTTCTGCTCTTTTCTTTTGTGCGAATGGATGGTCAATAGTGTCAGGCGCTTTTGGGTCTTTACCAAATAAAGGACTTGCGTTCTTACCACCACGAATGTGTGTGGTTTCAAATTTTAATACCTTATTAAATTCGTCATCACTATTAATTACTTTTAATCCTTGAAATGGTGTGGTAGATTGTCCTACAACATAAGACTTACCACTTCCCGGCCCACCAGCAAGGAAAATAGCTTTGAAGATATTTTTATCTTGAAGTCCTTCTTTTAATTCTTTATAATGTCTCATATGGTATTAGATTTTTTTCCTTTTTCTTATCATATAAACTGTGGTAATATTTATACTCTTCAGATTCTATCATTTTTAATGTTTTTTGTAATGCTTTCTTTGTTTTTCGTAATTTTAGTAATCTATTCTTTCTTTTCTTAAAATTTATCATTGAAGTACTCCCTTATTTTAATTTAGGTTTTGTTCTTTTAATATTTTCTAATCTTAGATGATTACCCCCTTGTTGGTGCATTTGCTCCAGAACTCTGGTATTTGCTTACTGAATTTTTAACTACATTCATTTTAATTCCATGTTGTTTATCACTCATATTAAAATCATGTCTTAATTCTTTAATCAAAAATTTACCAGAACGTATAGTATCAACTCTCTCACCTTCTGTATTTCCTACACCAGTAATTGGCAATTCTATATTAACAGTATCACCTGCTTCTATACCAGTTATTCCAGCAATCTCAACTTCCAAAATATGACTAAAAGATAATCCCATAAATTTACTTTGTCTTTGTAAATACCATTCATTTATTTTACTACCAGAAAAAGAATAATTACCATTTACTTCATGACTTGCACTCGTTCCTGTTGTTGTATTTTTAATTGCTGTAGAATGAAGATGTGTTCTGGAATTTGGAAAATCTGAAATTCTATTTCCATCGTTATCTACTTGAACTTGACTAAAAATAGGATTTGACTTACCGCTTCCACCATCATAATATCCTATCTGTTCTTTTTCGTGAAAATTATCAAAATAATTAAAAGTATATCTATTTACTTCTTTATTATAGCTATCATGTACAAGAAGATTAGAACCAAAAAATCCACCTCTTGTGCCTAATAATAAATCAGAACTACCTAAAATTTTATAATTTCTAATCCTAGAATAATCTGAAGCTATTTTATTATCATCATTTTTTTGATTTGCTTGAAAAAATGCATAATCATATGCAGATTTTTTAGCATATAAACTTTCTAAACTTCTGAAATGATATCCACTTTTTGTTTCATAAAATACAAATGAAGCAAATTCATTTGTTTTAGAAATAGATTGCACCATTGCATTTCTAATAACATCAAATGGTTTAATATCAGGAATAACAATTCTTTTACTATTAATAGTTTCTTCAAGCATTATGGATTTTGTTGATTTTAATTCTGATAAAAACATATTTTCTACTAAATCTGAAAAACTTCCATCAAATGATTTTGATACAGTCATTCTTTCATTCGTAAGTGTTTCATTAGTAATAAAAGATAAAACATATGTTTGTGTTGAATTATTTACTTTTGATTGTTTTTTAATCTTATAAATCATCAAAGGTTCTTCAACAAAATATAACTTATCTTTCTTGTCTTGCATGGTTGGTGTACTTAAAACCAATCTTAATTGTTCTTGTCCAATGAAAGGCCCATTCAAAATCATATTTTGATTATCAAACATAACTATATCACCAGATAAACTTGGTGTAAGAATATCTTCAAAAATAGTAACATGTAATAAAAATGGTGCAATATTAATAACTACACCAGTAGATGTTAATATCTCTGCTTTTTCTACTCTAAAGTCACCAGCGTAATTTAATGTATCTGACATTGTGTAATCCTATTATGCAATCAATTCTTGATATTCTGTTACGAATGTATCTAAAAATCGTGGGTCTAATAATTTTATTTTACGTCTTGTGTCTTGTAATTCTTCTTCATATTCCAAGTTAGTAACAGCAGTCGCACTACCATATGCATCACTATCACTTGACGCACCAGCATCTGTTAAAAGTGATGGGTCGTAAACTTCTATGTATTTTGATGTATCTCCAGATGTCTGTGCAATTTTGTAATGATGTGTTCCATTAACATCTGAATATTTGTCATTTACATAATCTTCAAATTGAACGAAAGACATTGGCCATTCATGATACCTATCTGTAATATCATTCACAATAAGAACAACCCAATGATATTCTGAATCACCATAATATTTGTGTGCAATTATTTCTGGTGTTTCTCCATTTTTTACATCATAAGTGTCTAATAAAACAGCATTCTCTTTTACCTTTGCACGAATCTTAACTCTACGAAGTAAATTTGTTACAAGTTTATAAGTGTCAGTATTTCTATCTTGATATAAAATTTTTGGTATATTATTAAAATACATTTTTTAAAATCCTTGTTGGACATCTTCATGAGTAATGATATCCATTTCTTGAAAGTTAAGTGTCATATGTATTTCCGTTGGTGAGGCGCCAGGTTCTCCACCAGTGTTATCTGAATTTCTTTTTGTTGAACTTGCAGTAAATGCCGTATATCTATCACCACCATATGTAATATCACAATCAGTTAAATAACAATTTCCTATTTTATTAAGAAAACTATTTACATTATCTTTATAAAAATATTCTATATTAAATTGGTTTGGAACTTTAAAAATAGGATTACTTTTCAAACTGTTTTGACTCATTGTTGTCGGCAACATATGTTTTCTAAAAGTTTGTATAATTTGATGAACTTCTTGTGCTTCTTTTTCAGATTTTGGATAAAAATCAAATTGAAATGGAAATGCTCTTTTCTTAGGATTTTTAAAAACAAATTCCATTCTATCACCAATCGCAATTCCAGTAGACAATTGCAATTGGTCAGATGCTCCACCAAAACCAAATTCTTCAATTAGTTCCGCCATCTTCTTCACAATTGCTTTACCTGCTGATGCCACAGGTATATCTCCCATATCAATATCGTCTCTTAACATTGCACCAATCGAAGCTGCTGCCGTTGTAGTTAATGGCGACACTTCCGTACTTTCATATTCAGCACCTGTTATATTTTTAACTTGTGGTGGCATATATAAAGTTATCAATGTACTAGTTCTACGAGTAGGTGGACGCATTATATATTTTCTTTCGTTTTCTCTCGTTACTTCATCAGCATAGTTAGTTTCATAGTCTTGTTGTATTTTGATATTAGTCGCATATAAATCCTGTCTTTTTTCTTCTAATGCATAACCTTCCTCTATCTGGGTCGTCCCATGTATCTTCAGTCCGTCTTTAAAAAGACCGCCTTTCTTTACTCTTTTATCAAATTTCTCAAATTCTGCTTTTGCTTCGGCGTCCTCTTGTTTCTGCACTTCTGCTGATTTAGAAATCTCTCTTACAGTAAATACAACATAATGTCCTTGTCTAGGGTCAGATTTAACATCCATTGGGTATGTTAAACTCTCTGTCTTGAAACCACCAAAACTTGGCATTTTACCAAGACCTCTATCATTGATAATACCTCGAAGTTTATCAGCACCCGCTTTTATTACTCGTTTGCCAATACCAACTGATTGTCCTGCTACTATGTCTTTTATACTGGGCATATAAATATCCTTGTGTAATCTATTTATAATGGATGTTTGTAATCATGTCTTATAAAGGAAAATTTAGTCCTAAAAATATAAAAAAATATAAAGGTAACCCTACCAATGTCTTTTATAGGTCTTTGTGGGAAAGACGTTTCATGAAATATTGTGATGAAAATCCCATGATACTCGAATGGGCAAGTGAAGAAATCATTATTCCATACATATCATCATGGGATAATAAACGACATAGATACTTTCCAGATTTTTACATCAAAATACAACTATCAGATGGTTCTACAAAAAAACGTATCATAGAAATTAAACCAAAAAAGTATTTAAAAAAACCAAATCCTAAACCCAAAAGAAAAACACGAAGATGGTATGGTGAATTAAAAGAATGGCATAAAAACCAAGCAAAATGGGCATTTGCAGAAGAATATTGTAAGAATAATGACATGGAATTTCAAATTCTAACTGAAGATAATTTAGGTTACTAACCTAAATATTCATATGGCAACCGTATTCGATAAAGTCTTAGAACAACTACTTGGTGATACTCCACCTTTCGATTGGTTTCAAGGAAAAGTAGCAGACCTTATTGACCAAAGTGAAAAACCCAGCGAACTTCTCCCTGTATGGGAACGAAGAACAAACAGAGTACAAATGTATAGATTCAATATGTTCTTTTACGACCCAAAACCAGAACAAAAAAAGAACTTACCTTATTTTGATATGTTTCCTTTAGTTTTTCCATTAAGAAGATTGGATGATGGATTCACAGGTATAAATGTTCACTATCTTCCACCTGCTTTCAGAGAAGATTTTTATAATATATTTTCACGATTTGCAACAAATGATGATATAGACGAAAAGACTTTATATAGAGCAACTTGGTCTAAAATATCAAGATTTAAAGTAATACGTCCACTAATAAGAAAATATACTTATAAAAGTGTTAGGTCTCGATTTTTAATATTAAATGCAACTGAACTTCCAATAGCACTACTATTACCACTTCAAAGATTCGTAAAACCAAACACAAGATTCAACAGAAATATAGTTCAAAATATGAAAGTGATTCGACAAGTCTATATAAATAGCAGGAAACACATTCGTTTTGGAAAAAATTTTAAAGGGATTAAAAGCGTAGCGTAATGGGAAATTTTTGGGAAGGTTTAGGATATTCAGTAATTAATGAATTTCTGGGTTTATTTCTAAGCAGAGATGGATTAGCAAAATCAGCACGATACGAAGTAGTAATCGGCCCACCATCTGGTATTAAAAGTGGTGGTGGTGGTGGCGGTACACTTAGTGCAATTAGTCAAGCATTAGACGGCAATAATAACACAAGAGCAATTTCTTATAATGCAGAAACAATTGCTTTTCCTGGCAGAAATCTTGAAACAAAAGAAGATTTATCTGGATATGGGCCAATAAGAAATGTTGTTATGGGTTCAACCTATGAAGATTTATCAGCAACATTTTATGTTTCCAATGACCACAAAGAACAAAAATTCTTTCACGAATGGCAAAATACTGCATACAATATGAACGCCGGCGATAATTTCGGTGCTAACTATTATTATAATTATGTAGGAAATATTGATATATATCAATTGGATGAAAAAGATACAAGAAGACTTGGTGTAAGAGTTATGGAAGCATTTCCAAAAACAATTGGTTCTATTGAAATGGGTTATGCAAATGCAAACCAAATAGAAAAAATGAGTGTTAGTTTCGCATATAGATATTGGGAAATTCTTCCCGGCGGTGCTGGTAGTAGTTTCCTAAACAGATTAGCAAATATATCAATCAACCAAGTGGAGAGAAAACTAATTTCTAAATTACCAAAAGTTTTGACACGACTATAAATTAATTAAAGGATGATATAATTATGGGATTACCAAAATTAAATACACCAACATATGAGTTGGTGTTACCTTCTACAGAAGAAACAATCAAATACAGACCATTTCTTGTCAAAGAACAAAAGCTTTTGCTTTTAGCACAAGAAAGTGAAAACAAAAAAGAGATGTTAGATGCAATTTCACAAATTATAGAAAATTGTACTTTCGGAAAAATAAACAGCAAAGAAGCATATATATTTGATGTTGAATATGTATTTCTACAAATAAGAAGAAAATCAATTGGAGACAAAATTACTCTAAATCTTTTATGCAATGATGATGGTATAACAAGAGTACCAACTGAAATAGATTTAAATGATGTTAAAGTTGAAATAGGCGACAATCATACAAATAAAATTCAATTAACAGATGATGTACAACTTATCATGACTTATCCAAGAATTTATACAATTGATAGTATAAATTCAGATAATAGTTATGATATAGTAGTAAAATGTGTGCATCAAATTACTGAAGGCGATAAAATTTATGAAAGAGTAGATATGTCTGATGAAGATTTAATAGAATTTATAGAATCTATGAATACAGATAATTTAAGTAGTGTTTTAGATTTCTTTGATACTATGCCTAAAATAAAACATCAAATAAAAGTGATAAACCCTAACACAAATGTAGAAAATACTATAAATATGGAAGGTATAGAAAGTTTTTTTACATAGCTCTTTCTCATGATAACTTGGGAAATTATTTCCAAACTAACTTTGCTATGATGCAACATCATAACTATAGTTTAGAAGAACTTGAAAATATGATGCCATGGGAAAGAGAAATATACATGGGTTTATTGATACAACATATTGCTGAAGAAAATGAAAAAGTAAAAAAGGAGACTTAAATGAGTTGGAACAATAAAATAAGAGAAGGTGCTAATACATTAGACACTTTAAGATTATTTCCTAGATTTTTTATTGCAACGTACATATATCTTTTTTATGATGTTGTACAATGGTTTATGGTTTTAGAAAATCCAAACACACAACAAGCAGGTCTTGTATCAATCGTAGTTGGTGCTGGAGCAGCATGGTTTGGTCTTTATGTCAATAGTACATCAAGTCCATCACAACCACCAAAAAAAGAGAGTGAATAATTAAATGGCAGAAAAAAATAAATTACCAATTCTACACTATTTAGCAGATAGAAAAAGTAGCAAAATTTCTGAAAACATACT